GGGCGTGATCTACACCATCCGGACCGGTGGGGCGCAGTTCAGCAAGATGTTGGTCACCCAGCGCAATAAAGGCGGCTGGCTGCCCAGCGATATGCGGGTAGAAAACGGCTGCCTGTGGCGCGGGGAGAAGTTCATCGACACGCCGGAAGAGGTCGATTTCTTTAACGCGATTGGGTTGAAATGGGTACCACCACCGAACCGCTAGGAGCGAGCATGTCTGCAGAGGAGCGCATCGTCGAGGCTGAGACGACCATTGCGGAGCTCAAGAGTTATTTCAAGCCGGAGCTATGGGAAAAATTCCTGGTAATTATGAAAGAGGGCAAAACGGCGAAATTCTCGGTGGTTAAGATCGTGTTTGCAGACATGCGGGTGGACAGCCTGCGCATGGAGAAGATTGTGAAATAAAGCCGCGGATCACGCGGAGAATAATTGAGAGGGAAAGATGTTCAAGTTATTGATCATTGTCTGTATGTTTATTTTACTGCTGGTTATTGGTTTCTGGATCACGGATGCAAGCGCCCAGGGACAGGCAGCCGCGTATGGGTTCAATTATGCGACCAGGACTCCACTGCCTCCGCTGAATGCCACGCAGCAGGTCCTGCTGGAGTGTGCCAGCAGCCCCTGGTCGTACCGCTGGATGGATAACTGCCCTCCGACGCCAACTGCAGAGCTTATCCCTTACCCTGGCAATCCTTGGGAAGGCTGCATTTATCCAACCTATCCAGGCGATGGAATGCCAGTTTGCCCGAATATCTTTGCGCCGGCGCAGGGCGGGATGGCGGAGGATGCGATCCAGACGAAACAGAGTTTCGTAGTTATCCAGCAGGATGGGCCGGAAGATCCAACTCCGTCCCCCACGGTGATGAAGATTGCCAGGCCGCAGAGACGGAGGTGATTTTATAATTCAATGATTGAATACACATTGACTCTTTAAAGCAATCGTTTTATACTCTAAATGATTGACCTTAGATTACCGGAGTTCCGGCGGGGTCGTGAACGTCGAGAGGCGTGATCATGAGCCCGCTTTTGTTTTAAGGAGAATAACATGACATCAGAACTTTTGGTCGGAGCAACAGGCATACTGCTCTCGTTGCTGTTTTCATACATCCCGGGTCTCAACACCTGGTACGCGGCAAAAACAGAGGAATTCAAAAAGCTCTTCATGCTGGGAGCGCTGTTGATCACCACGTTGGGTGTGTTCGGCCTGGGGTGCGCCGGCGTCCTTACCCAGCTCACGGGTGTGATAGTCACTTGTACGTGGGCGAGTGCGCTGGATTTATTACAGCTCTTTGTGATTGCTGCGATCGCCAACCAGACAGCATTTAAGTTTACTCTGAAAACCCGTCCGGTGAAAGTGGCAACGGCGATAAGCGATGACCTGGCCGCGCAGGCGCTTGTCAAGTATCCAGGCGTCAATGATGAAATCATGGGACGGGGATAACTTATGAAGTTACCTGCCGGCCCCGGCTGGTACATGTGGATACTGAGCGACTGCGAAGGGGGAAACCCAAGTGCGATCGCTGCAGCTGCGCAGGCTGCCGGTCTGGGTCATGTGCTGATCAAGATAGCAGATGGAGCATCTTGGCGTTATAACGTGGTTAATGGTGTGGACCTTGTGCCCCCGGTAGCTAGGGCTCTACAGGATGTAGGGATCATGGTTCTGGGTTGGGTGTTCGTTTATGGTTCCAATCCTGGTGGTGAGGGGCGGTTGGCCATAGCCCGTATAGCAGAGCTACGAGCCAAGGGGGTAGAGTTAGCCGGTCTGGTGGTCAACGCTGAAATGGCCTATAGGGACCTTCCTAATAATAAGGCAGCTGCTACCCAATACATGCAGATGCTCAGATCGGACTTGGGAGAACAATACCCCATCGGCCTTAGTAGTTTTAGGTATCCATTGGTCCACCCTACCTTTCCCTGGCGGGAATTCCTGCAGATATGTGATTTCAATATGCCTCAGGTCTATTGGATGGGAGCGACGAACGCCGGCGCGCAATTGATACGCTCGGTAGAGCAGAACCGTGCGCTCCCCGTGCAGCGGCCTATTATCCCCACCGGTGCCGCATTCAAGGAGGCCGGTTGGGCAGCGCAGCCCAGAGAAGTGCTGGAATTCCTGGACACTGCCAAAGGCATGGGCTTTAGCGGGGTGAATTTCTGGGAATGGGGTAGGACACGCCGTGACCTGCCGGCCAATTGGGATGTGGTGTCTGGATATGATTATGTAGGAGGTAATAATATGCCTGGAGAACGTGCTGAATTGATCGTTGAGATTTTCGGGGCTATGGGATCACCTGGTGGTAATAGCCTTCCCTTCTACTCAGATCGCAACATGGACAGTTGGTTGCTATCTGAGAAAAGCACACCAGAAAATCCCATCCAGAAGACCCTCCGCAACCGCGTGGATGGTGGCCCCCTTCTGGTGATCGTGGATCCGGATAAGGTCAGATCCACACAGGAGATAGCCTCCAACACACCCATTTGGGAAAGTGCCCTGGGGGCTGCCTTCTTTGGTCCGAAAGGTAATGTAAGGGTTTGGTTATGGGATGAGGCTACCAATAGTGGTGTTTCGGTCGTTCCGGGTTTTGATGCCTGGTGCGAGCTGTCACATCTAAGGGCACCCACCACCACCCCACCAATCCCAATCCCATCATTAGAGGTGACCGATGCAGAGCTGGGTGCAGCAGTGAGGCTGATATTCAAGGCCATCAAAGAGACCCAGTAGTAGGCGAATTAAGTTTCGCAGTGGAACTACGTAACCGGATTTGGAGAAGGAGAGGCCAATAATATGACGGAGGAAGAGTTATTCGAGGGGACAAATATGAACAAACAATCATTACCACCCACGACGACTTTGCAGCAGGATATCACTCTCAAAGGACAGCGACAGGTCAATCTCATCTGGGAAGGAACTCAGGCATTCATTGCTGTTGTGATGACCTTAGGTGTTGTTATCGTCACTGTCTATACAGTTTTTAGTCCTTATGAGGTTACGCAGGAATTCCCTCCAGTTTTATCCAATGCATTCTTTCTAATTGTGGGTTTTTATTTCTCACGTACGAATCATCAGAGCATTGGGGGAATAGGTCCAAAAGCAAATTTAACACATGACTATACAGGAAGGTGACAATGATCAAATTACTTTCGCTGGTGAGATGCCACAGCGTTCATTGAGACCGTGTGCATATCCGGGCTGTCCCGAGCTGGTAAGGAGCGGGGTATGTGAAGAGCACGCCCGTATTCCCCAGCCCACCCGGCACCCAGAACGGCACAGGCTGTATGATCGGCAATGGCAGAAGCGGCGGATGGTGCAGCTCGCCCATCAGCCGTGGTGCGAGGATTGTTTAGAGCGAGATATCTATGAGCCTGCGACTGATGTGCATCATGAGGAGCGGCACCAGGGCAACCGGGAGAAGTTTAATCGCAGCACATTGCGATCCATGTGCCATACTTGCCACTCCAGACGAACAGCGAAGGAAGTAATGCCCCATACTACCAAATAAAGTTTTAAACCCTGGAGATGTAGACCGTGTGTGCCTTCGACGCGAAAAAAACTCCCCGATCGAAACCTGAAATTAAGTGACTTATGCCAACGCCACCGAAACGCAGCCAAAATATGCGCAAACACCTGACCAAAGCCGAGCGAGAATCACGCAAGCGGGCAGAGGCTGGAATGCAACATGGAAAACAAACAAGATTGCGGGTTCCAGGGTGGCTGACCGAAGAAGCGAGAGAAGTATGGAGAGATACGATCAGAGGAATGCGCGGGATGGATCTTCTGGATAAATCAGATGCGGGCATGCTGGGGATCTACTGCGATGTGACAGCAAGATTCCGTAAGGAAAGCAAGGCTCTGGATGATAAGGAAAATTTGAATATCCTTCCAGCGGCCAAAGCCGAAATGCTTAGAAGCGCCCAATCATGGGCCAGGCTGGCGGCGCAATATGCGGAGAAGCTGGGACTGACACCGAACGGGAAGGCCAGGCTTGCTAAGAAGCGGGCAGAGGATAAACCGAAGGATGAGCTGGAGGAGCTGCTGGATGACGTACAGGACTACATGGATCAGCAATAGGATCTGGCGGAATGTTTAGCGCAAAGAGGGCGGACCGGGCGGTCCGCTTTTTCAACAGCTTGAAGCATACCAAAGGGGAATTCTTTGGCAAGCCATTTGAGCTGCTGCCGTGGGAAGACCGGATCGTGCGGGATGTTTACGGGACTGTGCATCCAGATGGGCGCAGAAGCGTGCGCATGGTATACCTGGAGATTCCCAAAAAGCAAGGTAAGAGCGAAGTGGCGGCCGGCGCAGGCCTGTTCCATACGTTTGCAGATGGCGAGATGAATGGCGAGGTTTATGGTTGCGCTGCAGACCGTGGCCAAGCGAGCCTGGTCTTCGACGTGGCAGTGGATATGGTGGACCAGCTCCCGGCGCTGAAACGGCGCACTCACCTGCAGATCAGCCATAAGAGGATGACGGACCGCAAGACCGGGACGTTCTACCAGGTGCTGAGCGCAGAGGCTTATACCAAACATGGGCTGAATGTGAGCGCATGCGTCTTCGACGAGCTGCATGCTCAGCCGAACCGGGGCCTGTGGGACGTGATGACGTTCGGGAGCGGGGCAGCCAGGCGGCAGCCTATTTGGTGGGTGATCTCCACGGCAGGGGACGATCCGGACCGGGTGAGCGTGTGCTGGGAGCAGCACGAATACGCGCTAAGAGTGCTATCAGGAGAAGTGGTGGATCCATCTTTTTACCCGGTGATCTATAGTTACGATGGGGAGGATATCTACAATGAGGCAAACTGGTATAAGGCCAATCCCAGCCTGGGCACGACGATCCAGATCGAGACACTGCAGCAAGCAGCACAAAAGGCAAAGAATAAGCCGGCGGATGAGCGGTTGTTCCGGTGGCTGCATCTGAACCAATGGATCACGACCAAGTTGACCTCCTGGTTGCCGCTGGATTTATTCGACCAAACCGAAGGGGATTGGAACGAGCTGGAGATGGTGGGAAGGGAATGCTATCTAGGAGTTGATCTGAGCTCCACCACGGACCTGAGCGCCATCTGCTTGCTGTTTCCGCCTCAGGGGACGCAGCTAGAATGGCGCGTGCTGTGGTACTGCTGGATCCCAGCAGAAAATATGAAGGAGAGAATCAAGGAAGACCACGTACCATATGATCTATGGGCTAAAGGGGGCTATATCATGGCGTCAGAGGGGGACGTGATCGATTATACGAAGATCGAGGAGAGGATCCTGGATCTGAGCCGAATTTATAAGATACTGGAGGTAGATGCTGATCGGGCGCTGGCAACGATGCTGCTGCAGAGGCTGGAGAAGGTAGGGTTGGTTGTGGTGGATGTGCCGCAGACTTTCCAGGGGCTGAGCGATGCGATGGGGCAGATCGAGAGGCTGCTGAAGTGGAGAGAATCCGCTAATCACGCCAATGAAGAAGCCGCGGATAACGCGGAGAAATCAGATGGAGAAGGAAACAGAATAGAATCACAAGCTGATGAAGAGCATCCGGAGGCAGACGAGTTGCCGATAATGGGGAACTGGCTGAGCGGGCGGATGACGCACGAGCGCAACCCGGTGGCGCGCTGGTGTTTTGGGAATACGAGCATTGCAAAAAACGGGCAAGGTTATATTAAATTCGTGAAGGAGCATAAGGGAAGATCTGTGGATCGGACAAAGAGGATTGACCTGGTTGCGGCCTGGGTGACAGCTATGGCCAGGGCGCGCTTCTATACCGGTTCGACGGATCTGAGCGATGCGATCCTGGATGAGGGTTGGGGGATGTGACGGCAAAATTCAATTGCTGAATATTGACGTGGAAGTGAAAGGCGTATATACTAAGAGCAGACCTTAGTTTACCTGAGTTCAGGCGGGGTCGTGTGCCGAGCGATCGGAAATCACGACCCCGCTTTTCGTTTAAGGATTGTGGTGTGAAATTGGATATCGGGTGCGGAAATCATAAGGATGTTGGTTGGGTAGGGATGGATATTCAACAGCTCCCAGGAGTGGATATCGTTCATGATTTAAACATACACCCGTGGCCGGTGGAATCGGGCAGTGTGGAGCAGGCGAAAGCCTGGCACATCGTCGAGCATATTCCCCCGGTTTGCGTTACAGAAAAGGGGACCAGGCGGCCTTTCATCGAGTTCATGGACGAATGCTGGCGGGTGCTGAAAGCGGGCGCAAGAATCGATATCGAAACCCCTTATGGCTCTTCTGATGGATTTATTCACGATCCCACGCACTGCAACCAGGTCGATGAGATCACTTTCGAGCATTTCGATCCGGATTACAGGCGTTACCAGACCTACCAGCCCAGACCGTGGAAGATCGTGCAGCTGCACTGGACGCGGGATGGGAATGTGAACGTGATCCTGGAAAAGAGACCGGTTTTATGATAGAGATGTCTTCTTTGCAGGACAGGTACATAGGGCGACCAGCTGCTGTGCTGGGAGGCGGGCCGAGCCTGCCTGATGATTTTGCCAGACTGCCTGAGAGATGCGTGCTGATTGCAGTCAATTACCACGCCTTCCACCTGTGCCAGCCAGATTTTATGGTCTATAACGACCAGCCGGAATCGGATCCGCTGCTGCTGGAAGCGGTATGCAACAGAAAAGCGACCCTGGTCAGCTCCGATCCGACCTCGGATATCCATTTCGATGTGCCGGTGTGGACCGGTTTCTACAGCTCCAATACGGCAGCCTGGTTTGCGTTATGGATGGGATGCAATCCGGTGATCCTGTGCGGAATGGATTGCTACCAGGGCGAAGCGAAATATTTCCATTCCTATCAGCATGACGTTCCAGTGTTCCATTATCCGCTGGATCATCACCTGAGGCCGTGGTACGAGGAAGGGAAAGCACGGCTGCCGCACGTGGAGCGGCTGCGGGCGATGTCCGGGCCGCTTGCGCAGATATTTGGCCTATACCAGGAGCCACATGAAGCGCTGGCTATCTGATTACCTGGACGATATTTGCCTGCTGGCGGGCTGCGGATGCATCCTGTATGGGCTGGCGCAGTGGAATCCAGTAATGACATGGGTAACGGGCGGCTTGATGCTGGTCGGCTTCGGGGTGCTGATCGGGATAAGGAAGGCAAGAAATGCTTCTAAGTGAGCTATTTAGCACGACGAAAAAGGTCAAAGAAGGCGAGAGCCCACGACCGGATTATGCGCCTTCGATGGGGTATAGGACGGCTTCAGGTGAATATGTTTCGGTAGCTGCGGCTCAAAAGATCGCCACGGCATACCGGGCCAAGAATATCATCTCCGACGATGTGGCGAAGATGCCATTCCAGATGATGCAGCGGGAAGGACGCCGGGTAGTGCAGGTGGAGCCTGACCCGATTACGCGCAACATGGCATACCTGCTGCAGGTCAGCCCGAACTTATGGGGCTGGACGCCATTCCAGTTCAAAAAAGCGGTCGTTGAATGGCTGCTGTTCTATGGAAATGCGTTTATCTGGAATCCGGTGGTAGGTCCGCGCCAGCTACTAATCCTGCCAGCGGACAGGACCGTGCCGGTGTTCGACCTGGAAGGAAACCTGTGGTACCGGCATATGTTCACGAACATGGAGCCCAGGTACATTCCGGCGGTGGAGATCCTGCAACTGCTGATCAACCCGGATGAGACCGGCTTTATGGGCCGCGGGGTGATCACCTTCGCACGGGAAACATTTGGACGGCAATTGGGGGCCTATAAGGCACAGTCAAAATTTTATAAACAGGGCATGCTGCCGGCAGCTTATATACAGTTTAATGGCGATTTGAACCCGGAGGCACGCAATGCAATACGCCAAGAATATGAGAGTAAAATGGGCGGCTCGGAAAATGCCTACCGCCTGGCGGTCTTCGATAACAAGATCACCAAGTTCGAACCGATCGATATCCAGCTCAAAGATCAGCAGTTCCTGGAAAGCATCGATGCGACGGATCGGGATATCTGCAACTTCTTTGGGCTGCCGGAGCACATGCTGAACCGGGGGAAGGAAGCCTACAACTCCAACGAGCAGCGGTATATCGAGTACCTGCAAGGAACGCTGGATGCCTTCCTGGTGCCGTGGGAGGAAGCGGCCAGGATCCGCTGGCTGAGCGGCGCGGAACAATCCAATACCTATTTCAAATTCATCCGGGAATCGCTCTTGAGGATGGATAGCAAAGCCAGAGCGGAAACCAATGAAATATTGATCCGGAGCGGGCAAAGGGCGCCCAACGAGACACGGGAGAAGGACGATATGAGCGCCTATCCGGGGGGAGACCAGTATTACATGGGAAGCAATATCATGCCGATCGGCGGTGGGGAAGAACCAGCTCAACCGCCCGGGCAAGGAGCATAGATGAAATATTCATATGTTTTACAGGCTTTTGTAGAGACTCCCTGGGCTATTTTGCCGCATAAGCTGGCTGTTTTGGAAGAGATCGTTTTGCGGCACGTATCCGGAGAAAAGCTGGATGCGGAAGAAGTGCAAGCCCGGATTCATGGCGCACGCCGGCCCGCAGATCGCCGTGTAAACAGCGTGGCTGTATTGCCGCTTTTTGGGACCATTTTTCCCAGGGCTAACCTGATGACCGATGTCTCCGGAGCGACCAGCGCAGAGCGGTTCGGCAACCAGTTCTCCGATCTGGTAAACGATCCTGAAATCGGCGCCATTATTCTGGATGTGGACAGCCCGGGCGGGCATGTGAATGGCATCGATGAGCTCTCGACGAAGATCTTCGAAGCCCGTGGCAATAAACCGATCGTGGCAGTAGCCAACCATACGATGGCCTCGGCGGCTTACTGGGTCGGGACTGCTGCGGATGAGATCGTCGTTACCCCATCCGGTGAGGTGGGTTCAATTGGGGTATTCGCCGTTCACAGAGATATGAGCAAGGCTATGGAGCAAGACGGCATCAAAGTTTCTATTATTAGCGAGGGGAAATATAAAACGGAAGGAAATCCATATGAGCCGTTGACCGAAGAGGCACGGACCGGCATTCAATTACGGGTGAGTGAGGCTTATGACGCCTTTATTGCGTCGGTTGCCAGAAATCGTGGTGTAAAGCAGGCTGTGGTGCGAGATGGCTTTGGCGAGGGGCGTGTGGTCGGCGCCCGCCAGGCCGTTGAATCAGGGATGGCCGACCGGGTGGGAACACTGGAAGAAACCATCTATCGTTTGCTTAGTTTGACTGGGGGAGATCAGGAATTGAGGCAAGGAAGTGCAACGGAGGCCGAGGAGAACGGCGCTTTGGCACTAACAGATGAGGAGCTACGCAAGGCGCAAGCCCTGCATGAGCAAGTTCAAACCATTTTACGAAAGGATGTGAAGCATGATTGATTTGAAACCCTATTTCGACGCCGTGAATACGGCAGAGGCGGAAGTGCAGCGCGTGGCAGCTGAGCTGGATGCGCTGTTCCGTGAAGGTTCGGACGAAAGCAAGGCCAAGGCATTGGAATTGAAGCCAACGTTGGATGCGGCACAGGCGAAGCACGCCGAGGCAGTAGCGCTGTACGAGGCGATGCAGAAGTCCAATCGCCCCAATGACGTGGCCAAGAATTTCATCCCGGTCTCGAAGACCACGACCGACACGGCTGAAAACAGCCAGCCGACGATGATCAAACGGTCGGCGTACGATGCGCTGAGCCTGGTTGATCGGGCAAAGTTCATCAAATCCGGTGGGAGGCTGGAGGATTGACCGCGGTCTATGCGGAAAAATCCACAAAACCGCGGATTATGCGGATAAACAGCGAATAAACAAGAATAATTCACAAATAATTTTTAAGGAGAGCTACTATGGCTAACACTTTAACTGGATTGATCCCAACGATCTATAAAGCCCTGGATATCGTGCTGCGGGAATTGACAGGGTTCGTTTCGGCGGTAATGATGGACGCCGGCGGCGAGCAGGCGGCAAAGGACCAGACCATCAGCTGGCCGGTGACTCCGGCGGTCACTGCAGGAGATATCACCCCGGCAACTACCGGGCCTACCCCTATCGCTCAGACGATCGGCCCTGGGACGATGACAATCAATAAATCGCGTTCGGTGCCCTTTGGCTGGAACGGGGAAGAACAAAAGAGCCTAGGCGGGCTCTACAATCAGATCCTTGTAGATCAGTTCGCACAATCGATGCGCACGCTGGTGAACGAGGTGGAGGCTGACCTGGCTGCGCTGTATATCTACGCCAGCCGGGCATATGGTGTGGCTGGCACCACGCCGTTTGGGACCAATCTTGCCGAGGCAGCACAGATCTTGAAAATTTTGAAAGATAACGGGGCTCCAGAAAGCGACCTTCAGCTGGTGATCGACACTACCGCAGGGGCTGTGCTGCGCACCCTGGCGCAGCTCAATAAGGTAAACGAGGCGGGCGGCGATGAACTGCTGCGCCGCGGCGTGCTGCTGGATCTATTCACTTTGGCAATCCGTGAGAGCGCGCAGGTGAAACAGCACACGATCGGGGCTGGGTCCGGGTACCTGGTTGACCTGACGGCGGGTTACGCAGCCGGAACAACCACGGTGCACCTGGATACGGGCACCGGCACACTCGTGGCGGGAGATATCCTGACCAATGCCACGTCCGGAAGGGACACCAGCAAATATGTTTTGGCCACTGGCGGGGCCGGAGGCGAGGCAGATTATGTGCTGGCCAAACCTGGCCTCAGGGTGGCCTGGGTGAATAACGATCCAGTGTCGAAGGGGGCAGCCTACCGGGCGAACCTGGCATTCAGTCGCAGTGCTATTGCGCTGATGACGCGTGTGCCGGAAATGCCGGAAGGTGGCGATGCGGCCGATGATGTGACTGTGATCACCGATCCCCAATCCGGACTTTCTTTCCAAGTGGCGCTGTACCGCCAATACCGCCAGGTGGCCTTCGAAGTGGGCCTGGCATGGGGCGTGAAGGCTGTAAAGCCCGAGGCGATCGCGATCCTGCTTGGTTAATTCAGATATCAGATATCAGATATCAGATGTCAAAAAAGGATGTCTGATATCTGAGATCGGGGTCAAACATGGCGAATATCTTGAACGTGAGCGAGGCAGCGAATGCTGTGCGCACCACGACGACTGACCAGGTGATGCTGGATCTGCTGCCGATGGTCGATAAATACATTCAGATGGCGACCGGCAGGGATTGGTCAGCGGACACAGTGATCGCTCCGGAGGCAAAAAGCGCAGCCAGGATGCTGCTGGTTAGCTGGTATGAGAATCCGAGCATGATCACGCCGGTTGGGGCGGGAGGCGCAAGCCTGGGCTTTGGATTGACGGCCGCTCTGATCCAGCTGGAGGCGCTGGCTCTGCGTTATAGGCATTTCGAAGGGCTGAACAGCGCCGGTGGAATTCTTTTACCTGGCGCAAAGGTTGGCGATACAGTGACCTCAGTGACTGGTGTGGTGGGTGTGACCGGTGACCAGTCGGCAGCTTTCGAGACTGTGATCAGCGTTGAAGACCAGATCCAGCAGGTATCGACGAGCGACCTGACGGAGAAATTTTACCGGGCGCTGCTGACACCGGTAGAGGCGAGATAGGAGTAAGAATCTATGGCGGATAGTTTACAAGAATTATATGCACGGCGCACATTTTGTCTGGCGTGTATCCGGCTGCCCTAACCGGGATATTGTGGATGATCACACCACCTGTCCAGGCTGTGGCAAACGCTGGCGCTTGAATACTGAGCACACCGCCATTTACACAAATTCAATTTAGGAGATAAAGAAAATGCCTGACAATGTAAACATTACCCCTGGAGCAGGAGCAGTAGTAGCCGCTGATGAAATTGCCGGTGTTCTTCATCAACGTGTTAAGGTTAGTGTTGGTGCGGACGGTGTAGCCCAGGATTGGACTGGAGATGTAGCGACATCCGAAATATGGCGTGTATCACTGCAAGCTGAGGAAACGCAGAACGATAGCGACAAAATGTTTGTTGTCCCCGCATCTACCGAATGGCAAATCCTATCCATCTGGGTGGAACTAGTCACAACGGCGGATGTGGGCAATCGGCAAGTCACCATCGAAATGCAAGACGACGCAGGAGATATTATCGGCAGTTTCAATGCTGGTGCTGTACAGGCGGCCAGCCTGACCCGCAATTATATGTTTGCTCCGGGGTTGGAGGCTATGGCCGCTTTCGTGGGGATATATCTATCGACCCCATTGCCGCAAATATTCTTACCGGCTGGGTTCAAGGTGCGTGTATATGATAGTGCGGCGATTGCGGTGGCTGCCGATGATATGGTGTGCCAGATGATGGTTGCTGCCAGGACGGTTTAAAGTGGGCGCAAGGTTAGGATTGCAAAGGCTGGGTCTGCCTGTGGCACCGGCGGTGATGGGGGGAGGTAA